CCGTAAATCCCGAGGCAAACCTAGATCAAGCTCGCCGGGACCGGGAATCACTTTCCCGATCCTTGGCCGCGCGTCGGCATGCCCTTCGGGATATCGGGGATACCCCTAAAATTGTAGATTTAGAACGGCGAGAATCGTGCCGCCTAGATTTTGGGCAATTTTGCCAGATTTATAACCCTGCCGCATTCTACCTCGAATGGGCAGAAATCCACCATAACGCAATCGCCAGAATCGAGGAATGTGTGCTGCGAGGGGCGATCTACGCCTACGCTTTACCTCGGGGTTCAGGTAAGTCCACATTGGCCAAAATGGCGGCATTGTGGGCCATCAGCTACGGTCACCGGAAATACGTGTTTATGGTCGGGGCGACTGCTGAAAAGGCGATAAACCTGCTCGGTTCGATCAAAACATGGATGCGATTCAACAAGGCATGGATCGAAGATTTCCCTGAAATCAGTTTGGCGGTTTCCGAGTTGAATGGTCGGGGTAATTCTGCATCGAGCCAGCTGCAAAACGGCGAGTCCACATTGATCGGTTGGTCGAAAGACGCAGTGGTGATGCCCACAGTGCAGCCACCTCCCAACTTTCCATTTAAGAATCATGGGCTGGATGCCATGCCCGAGTTCGCAGTAACGTCGGGATTGATGATCGGAACCTCGGGTTTGACCGGAGACGGCATCCGAGGTTCCGTCGTCACCACTAGGCAAGGCCATGAGCTACGGCCCGACCTAGTGTTGGCAGATGACCCTCAGACTGACCAATCGGCAAAGTCACCGACGCAAAACCAGATGCGTTACGACTTGATGACAGGGGCTGTGTTGGGGATGGCTGGCCCGGATAAGAAGCTGAGTCTTTTGATGCCCTGTACGCAGATTAAGCAGGGCGACATGGTGTCGGGTGTTTTGGACCGGAAGCGCAACCCCCTGTTCCGTGGGCAGACAACTTCCATCCTCACTGAGATGCCTCACAACATGGATTTGTGGGAAGAGTATTTCCAGAAGTACCAGTGGTGCGCATTGCAAGAGCCGCCGGACTTCACTCTGTCGAATCAGTTTTACATCGACAACCAAGAATCTATGGATGAAGGGTGTAGGGCTACTTGGCCTGAGAGATTCTTCGAAGACGAGATAAGTGGCGTCCAGCATGCCATGAATCTTTATGTGCGGGACCCTAAGACTTTTTGGTCGGAGTACATGAACCAGCCGAAGGATGAGAGCAACGATGTGATCTTCCTGACGGCAGATGAGATCACTAAGAAACAACATAACTACGGACGACTAGAAGTACCCTTGGAGGTTCAAAAGGTTACTGCGTTTATCGACGTTCAAAAGGAGTTACTGTTCTACGCAATTGTAGGATGGGGAGACAAGTTCGATGGATACATTTTGGATTACGGGACTTTCCCAAAGCAGCACCGGATCACGTTTCAAAAGTCTGAACTACCGAAGATGTTGTCCGAAAAGTACCCCCTGTCAACTGAGGACAATCGCATATATTCTGCTCTTCTTGAGTTCCTGACTGTACTAAATTCTTTACAGCTAAAAAGACATGGTGATGACAAGGTCATGGAGATCGACGCAATAGGCGTTGACCGTGGCTACAAACCGACAACTATCAAGAAGTTTGTCCGTGACTCTCGGATGACTAAAGTTGTGCCGATGTACGGTGGCAAGTGGACCGGAACGGAAAAGCCGATCAACCACCCCGACAACATAAAGAAGTGGACATCGGGTGGCCGCAGATTAGGCCAAGACTGGCGTCTTGGCGATGCGCATCAGGGTGTCCAATCAATAGAACACAACCCCAACTTCTGGAAGACTAGGGTGCAAGAGGCCCTAGCCACTCCGACTGGGGACCCCGGATCTCTCTCACTTTTTAAAGACGAGCCATATGTTCACCAGCTAATGTCTATGCATCTGACAAGTAGCTTTCGAGAGCAGGTAACATCCCGGCACGGTCTTTTTGATGTGTGGAAACTTCGGCCTGGTGTCAGTGACGATGACTTCTTTGACTGCATAGTCGGGAATTCTATTTTAGCTTCCTACCTCGGCATCAGCACTACTGGTGTCGCAGGGGAAGAGTTTAGGCGTAGACGTAAAAAGGTGGACATAAAGAAATGGAAAAAGTAACTAAAGAGTTGATCGAGTTTGAAAAGTCTCTTTTGGAAAAGTTCAAAGCGTTGCCCGAGCGACCTGACAAAAAGAGACTGGTTAAGTTCCAACAGGAAAAGATTAAAAAACTACAGAAGCAAGACAAGGCTAAGAAGGACGATGTCTCAGAATGATAATGGCTGTAAGGGTGTTAAATGCGAGCGATGTGGGTCAAGAAGATCCACCGTCGTTTACGTTAAGAACCTTAGCCAGACGATACTTCGCAACCGGCAGTGCGTCGATTGTGGTTACAGATTTCGCACCCGAGAGACCGCAATCGTGGAATGATTCCACGGGTGTAATTCGTAGCGGCGAATTTCATGGACAATGACAGAAAGTTAGCGTCTAATGCTACTATGAACGAAGAACTAAAAAAGATGCTTACTGGACCCTCGGCAGCTGTACTTCGGTATGAGGTGACGAGCGATAGTGAAACCGTCACTATGCGTCCAATCCACGAGATCAAAGATTTGGCACAATTGCTGCCTGACTGTACACAACGGCAAAAGATATTCGCCAGCGTGTTTAAGAGTCGGGCGGTTGCCAGTCATTATTGCAATAAATAATGCTTGACTTCTTTAAAAACCTGAACCCGTTTCGACGCAAGCTCCAAGCCAATCAAGGCTATGATCTTTTGCGGAATCGCACCTGCGACGACAACTGGTCAAACTCTACCCGTAACAATCCCACAATTACTGATGACAAAGAGAGTCGTCAGCAGTTGCGGGATTTAGCTCGTTACGAGGAACGAAATAATCCTCACCTCAAGGGTGTTCTAAATAAATTAGTGACCGAATGCATCGGCACTGGTCCTCGCATTTCCATCGACCCAAAAACTCCATCAGATCGGGCTAAGAAAGCTGCCTTACGTTTAGAGAAAATGTGGTACGAGTGGACTTGCGAGATCGACTTCAATCAAATGCTTCGCATGATGTTCCGAGAGCGGATCGTGGGCGGTGAAGCATTTATGATCGTTTACCCTGACGATCAGCTGCCAGTACCCGTTCGCCCTGTAGTTTACGAGGGTGATCAAATCGCCACGCCGTACTGGGACCTTTACTGGGACCGAAACGAGAGTTATGACGGTAGAGTCGATGGGATAGTATTTGACGAGCTAGGTCGAGTTACAGGCTACGACAAGTTACTCTACCATCCCTACGGTAACCGCAACCAAGACGCTATGCGGTACTCTACAGTAGATGCTGATCAAGTATGGCACTGGTTTGCTCGCACTAGGCCATCACAGCACCGGGGCGTTTCTGAGGTAGCTCCAACGCTTGAGGTTTACTCTAGGCTCCGTAGGTTCATCGAGTCCAAGGTGAAGCAGGAAGAACTGCGAGCCAAGATGCTTGGCGTGATTGAAACGGGATTCCCTCCCGAGGTATGTGCTGACATTGGTGTCGATCCTGAAGACATCATGATTCATGACGGCCAGTTCACGACGCTGCCTGACGGCTGGAAAGCAAACCTGTTTAAGCTAGACGTAACAGGCGAAGGCGTTGCCGAGTTCACCAAGACTTGTTTGTCATGGGCCACACAAGCCCTCATGGTCCCTTGGAACCTCGCAGCAGGCGACTCTAGCGATTACAACTTCGCTTCTGGTCGGCTAGACCACATGATCTTCCATAGCTACATCAAAGTGAACCGGGCAGACATGGTCAAACATGGTCTGGACTGGTTCTTCAACAATCACTGGTTACCGTTCGCCCAGATGTCAGGTCAAGTCCCCAGCGACCTTGGGAACTTTGATATCAGTTGGCACTGGGACAACATGAAACCAATCGACGAAAAGAAGTCAGCAGACGCTGCCACAACGCTACAAACTGCTGGTCTGCTAGACGAGGTAACTTTCTGGCAAGATCAAGGCATGGACGCTACTGACGTTGCAGAACGTCAGATGAAATTTGAACTACAGAAAAAACTGATCCAGAAAAAGCTGGAAGAGCAGATGGGAGTCAAACTAGATGACCAACAAAAAGAAACACAACAAAAACCTCAAGAGAATTCAGAAGGAAGCACCGACGAAGATCGAGTTGAGCGGTGATCTTGACTGGCAAACTTTAGAGGCTGAAGAGGGTTCATATCCCTCTTTTAACATTATGGCCTACCGAGGCGATGCCTTGTGGGTCAACGGTTTTAAATACCCAGTGGTGACTGAGCTATCCACTGCCAAGTTTGAGAACCAAGAACAGACGTACATTAACCGACACCATGATCAAACGAGAGAGCTTGGGCATACAACGTCCCGAGAGATCACGGCAGAGGGAATTAAAGTGGCTGGCGTATTCAGTCACGACAATGATGATACACGCGAAATCGTAGAGGCGAGTCGCCGGGGTAAGAAATTTAAGGCATCGATTGAAGCCTCCTTTCCACCAGCGAAGTTTGTTAAACGTGGACGCAGTGTTGTTGTTAACGGTCGCAGGATTAGTGGTCCTTTCTACATCGCTAAGAATGCGGAAATTACTGGTGTCGCAATTTTAACCCGCGCCGCCGATATGAGTTCTGATGTCCAGATAGCCGCAAAGGAGCGAAATATGGACCCCAATCTTCATTCGTACATCGAGCAGGCCGGTTTCGACCCTGAAACCCTGAGCGATGACCAACTGGCACATTTCTCGACTGAGTTCGAGAAAGCCAACCAACCCAAAGAGGAAGTCAAAATGGCTTCGAAAGTAAATGATTTGGCATGGGACGAAATTCGTCAAAAGGCATGCGAAGAGCAAGCCGCTCAAGCTGAGTACCGATCCGACGTTCGTCGAATCTGTGCTGAGTATGGTGAGCCTGAAATCACCTTAGAGGATGGATCTGTGGTCAACCTCGAAGCTCACTCTCTTCGCAATGAAACCCCATTGTCTGAAGTTAAGTTACAAGCCGCATTGCACCAAGCATCCATCAAAAGTGGACTAGCCGCAGGCGGGTCTTTTGCCGTTCACGATGCCGGTAAGCACGACGAGGATACGGAAGTCATCGAATGTGCTTTGGGTCTCTCTTCGCAAGGCTTCACGCCAGAAGACATCCAGAAAAACGGATGGTACAATGAGAAGACCGTAAACTTGGCCCTAGATAGTCGCTATCGTGGCTATCGACCTTCTCGTCTTATTCAACAGGCATTTGCCAAGGCCGGTATCTACCACCAAGCTGGACGCTTCGACGATGAGTACATCTCGAACATGGTCCGAGCCAACAACAAGTTGGAAGC